AAAAATACGATATGGGTTTTTAATAAATCCTAGTTTCTGAGTCTTAGCATCTAGTAAATGAAATCCTCTTTCTGCTTTATAATCATTCCAAAAAAGTTCATATGGATTTCCAAGGTATTTTATATTTCCCCTTTCTGATTTATGGTGAAAATGTCCTGAAAAAACTTTATCAAATTTATTAAATGATTCTGATTTTAATCCACCCTCAAACACATGACCAGGTATAGCTTGAAATCCATCGATCTCAAGATGACCCATAATAATTTTAGAGTCAGTGTTGTTTAAGTGATTAAAAACTTTATCATAATTTTCAGAATTAATCCACGGAAGCATCGTTATTTTTAATCCTTCTATAGTAATATCTTCAACCTCACTATAGATATGAATGTTACCGTAACTATTTAAAAGTAATTCTGGTGTATTAATTTTATTTGTATTTTTATAATATGCAGTATGATTACCAACAATCATATGAACACGTATACCACGTTCTGCTAACTTATCATAATAGTGTTTCTTAATACGATGCCATGCAGCAAGATCAATATTTTTTCTATTATCGAACGTATCACCGAGATCAATAATATTTTTTATTTTATACTTATCTAAAGAAGGAAAGAATACATTATCATAAAATTTTAAGAAATAATCCCAGAACACTTGAGAGTTTTTTCTCCCATCAAGATGTTGATCAGTAATAAGGGCAATGGTCATCGATTAACTTTAATTTCAAGGGACTCTTTAATACTATTCATCGTAGAAGAATCATATCCTAACACCGAACTATCTGCGCTAAACACTTCATCAAATCCAGACTTCTCTAGGATTCGTGTTTTAATATCTAATTGTTTTTTCTCTCTCTGTATTCTACGTAAGAATGCAAAGTAAATAATTTGAGTAAAATAAGCAAATGGATTAGAAGATTTTTCTGGATCAAAATTATCAATGTATTGTAAACAGTTTTCAATACCGTCACAAATCATATCATCTTTGAACATATAGTTAACAAAGTTTGGTCTGTATGATAGGTGTGTTGCAATCTTTAAAAAACATTCTCCAATGTATTCTGGTACTCTTGGTCTTGTTTCACCTGATTCTTTTGCCTTAATGACTTTGTTTCTATAAACTGTAATAGCTTCTAAAAATTCTTTATTGTTTACATAATGTTCTTTTTTCTTCATGGTACATGTCAGCTATTAGCTTTCGTAATTGTTAGTAGTATACCACATTATCAAAGACTTGACAAGTGGTTAAAATGTCTGTATAATAACTCTGCTAAGGTTCAGAGAACAACTTAGCTATCTTTAAAGATCTTCTCTAAGCTATCTCTTGCATCATTTACTTTATTTTTAAATCCCATCTCTTCATTAAGATCTAATTTACTTGTATCTTCTTGAAAGAAATATTTACGTAATGTTCTATTGTATATCTTTTCTATTCTATCATCTGCTTCATAGATAGTTATTGTTTTTTCTTTCTCTACAAATAGAATTTCTTCTCTAGAGAATTTAACCCATGGTCTCAAATCTATCTTTACCATTTCACCAGCTGGTGTTTCAATAATAGTTTCTTCTACACTAAATGGATTCTCAATAACAAATCCATTCTCTTCTTCACATACTAATACTCTACCAATAATTTCTTCACCACTAACTAACTTTAGCATTCCGATAAATTCTTGAATCATCATTCTTCCTTTCTCCTAAAATTGATTGGAATAATCTCATAATTAAAATTTTCTTGAGAGTAAGTTTTTACTCTTTCTACCATATGATTTAATGTATAGTTTCTTCTATCTCCTTTTGTGAAATCGTCTGCAATATCAAATAATGTTGCTATTTCTTTTTGATTGCTTTTACGAAGAGCTCTTCCTATTGATTGTAAATTTCTTATTCTTGATTTACTAGGACTGGCAAATACAATGTTATGTAATTTTTTAATATTAATGCCAGTAGAGAATGTTCCATATGAAGCAATAATTATAGCATCATCTTGGGTCTCTGTAATTTGTCTAACCTCTTCTCTATCCTCAGTATCTACACCACCATGGACAAAGAATACCTTTCTATTCTCTGATACACTGCTATTTATCATATCGTAAAGTACTTGACCATGCTTCTCTACATATGCAAATAAGATAAGAGTATTACCAGTTTGATTTAATGTAAGTTTTTTAATAAATTTATTTCTCTTATCCATAGTACAGATATGATCCATCTCATCTTGATATGAATCAAATAATAATTCTGGATGTTGTAATAATAAAATATTAATTTTTAATGCTGATAGATGACCTTTATCAATTAGTTGTTTTGTCTTAATAACTTTATTGACTGGTCCAAACAATCCCTCCAATACAAGTTGGTTTGTACTTGATCCATCTAGAGTTCCAGTAAATCCAATACGATGTTTACAATTATGTAACTTGGTCATAATATTGATTAGAGATTTTGCTTTAAATAAATGTGCTTCATCTCCAATAATACAATCAAATTGTTCAAAATAACTTTTAGGTAATTTATATATTGATTGCCAAGTTGTTACTACTACTTGTTTATTAGTTTGTTTATCTTTACCGGCATAAATTTTATGACAGTTATCTTCAGAAGACCAACCATACGTATCAAAGTCACCACACATCTGTTCAACTAATGATGTAGTAGGTACAACAATTAATATTCTATCTCCTCTATTTGCAAAAAATCTAGTAATAGAATAAATCATTAATGACTTACCCGATGCAGTTGGAGATAATAATAACCTACGATTATATTTTAATGCCTGAAAAATAGCATAGTATTGATAGTCTCTTACCTTGAAAGGTATATTTAAACTCTTAACAAAATCTACTATACCATTAACTGATATTAAATCATTGGTTTCTTGTGGTAAACCATAATATTCATTATCTTTGTTTTCGTAACTATACTCTCTGGAATCTAACCATTCAACTAGGTAGTCATACAAACCACAGTATATTTTTCCATCAGCTGGACTGAACAATTTAATTGTACCATCCCACAATCTTTTTTTATATTGAGGCATGAACTTTGCATTTGGAACTTCAAATGTAAAATACTCCGACAGTTCATATTTAATATGCGGTTCACACTCAACAGTTAAATATACTTCATTTTTCTTTTGAATAACTACATCAGTCATTAAATACTACCTTGCATAAATTTTTGCCAGTCAATACTATTTTTGATTTGAAATCCTCTGTTGTTTAAACATTGGAGAACTTTTTCAAGAAAAAACATAATCTCTTCATAATAATTTATGCGAGTTTGTAGAAGCTGTAATTCAGGATCAGAATCCATATACAATCCTAGGTCTGACTTCAGTACTTTTAAGTCAAACGGTTTTTCTTGGTACACACTTGGTTCTGCTTTACCTGTGTAATACTCAAACTTATCTCTGAGTAGAGATTTATATTCATGGTCCTTTTTTATTTTTAACAACCTAACATCAGACAAGTAATTTAAATACTTGCTGTGTAGTTGGGGAATTTTAATTGATTCTTCGTCTAGTAGATCTTGTTCAATTTTTGAGTCTTCAGCCCATTGGGATTTAATGTCGTCAAGTGTTATCATATAAAATCAATCAGTATCTTATCTAGGCTAACTTACATCCTTTATATCATAGATAGTATATTTAAATGTAGCATCTACAGCAAAATACTCAGTGTCTGTATATGTAGCATCAAAATTTAATCCTCCCAAAGATACTGGAAATAAATCTTTGAAATAAATTTCAAATTTTCTATTAAAATTACTATCTAATACAAATATTTGACCATCACTATATTGTTTTTCTTGATAAGAATCTCCATCAGAATAATCGGTCCAGTCTTTTTCTCCTTCTGGATGTCCTAGATATCTAATCCAATTATGAATAGATTTATAGTTTACTAGTTTTTCATCTACTAAAAATCTTATAGAAAGATCATCATAGTTAACTTCATCTCCTGGTTCTGGAATCGCATTAAACCTAGTTGCTTGCATAGCAACGGATAAATTTACTGAAGGTATATTAGCAGATTGACAGTAGAAAGATACTCCAGGCAATTTTTTTAAATTAAACTGAAATCCTATTCCAGAAAGAAAGTTGGAAGGACAGTTTGGATTGTCAGCAAAATATGCCATAATGTTTTAGAATTATTTATAAAAAAAGAGGGCCCCTTTGGGACCCTCCGAAAGAATGTGAAAAACGAATCACATAAGGTTGAGAACGCGAGTACGTCTGTAGTAGACGTTTGCGTTTGCAGTCAATGCAGCGCTTGACTGAGTGGTTCCACGGGAGAATGGGTTCGCGACCATGCCGTAGCGAGTCTTGAAACCAATCTTTGGTTGGAATGTGTCCTGACCGATGGAACGGACCATCTGGAGAGGAACGTATGGGCAGTAGAAGAGACCTGCATCATATGCAGAAGTACCCTTATAACCCATGACGTAGAAGTGATCGTCTGCAATGTTAGCAGAGTAAGGATCAACATAGACCTTAATACGACCGTTAAGTGTACCAACTAGAGTTGACTCGGTGTCATCAACACCTGCCAAACCGTTGTTACCACCTAGAGCAGGTGCGTAATCAAGAACGCCTGCCATACCTAGAGCACTTGCAACGTCTGCAGAACAGACGATGAAGTTACCCTTCCCGCGACGAGTCTCTTGACCGATCGCGTTAGCATCTCTTTCAATCTGGTAGATAAGTCCTTTGAACTTCTCTGCCATCCAACGACCGTTGGAGTCAACGTCTAGGTCGAATGAACCTGCGTTAGCAACGTTGTTCTGAGCACCTGGTTTTGCAGTTACGTAGATTGTACGTACAACTTCACGGTTGATTTCAGCAAGAACTTCAGCAGAAAGAATGTTAGCAAGTTCTGCTTCAGCGTCAAGACCATGGATCGCCTTAAGGTCTTGAGCGAGTTCTAGTGAATACTCAGCTTTCAGAGCGCGACCTTTTGCTTCAACAGCAACTTTCTCAATCGAGAATGACATCTCGCGGAAAGCGGTTCCTGAAGAAGATCCAAGTGCTTCCTGAGTCGCGGTGTTCATACCACCGACAGCGGCATAGTTACCAGGTGAAGAAGCGTTAAGAACTGAAGGGTTGGTTTCAGCTTCGCCAGTTGCGGCAGAATATGCACCGTCATCAGCAGAGAATCCAGTTGGAGTCTCGTTGTAGAATGCTTCGTTAGTGAATACGTTAGGGGTCGCACCGTTACCATCGCGGTCAGTACCACGTTGTGAACGCATTGCGAAGATAAGTCCAGTAGGACCAGACATTGGTTGGACACCGCAGATGTCATATGCCATCAACTTAGGCATTGAACGGCGGATCAAGCTGATTAGAACAGGATCGAAACCAGCAACAGGTGGGTTAGCACCTGAACCTGAAAAACCACCAGTACCAGCAGAGTTGGTTGGAGTCTCAGTAAGCATTCCACGCTCTTCTTGCATGAAACGTTCTTGGTTTTCTAGAAGAACAGCGGTAACTGCGCGTCTATGATTGTCTTTGATGTTATCAAGACCGGTGTGCTCGAGTACGGGAGCCCACTTCTCTTGAAGGTTTTCTGAATTATACATTTGGGAATTTCTCCTAGTTGTTTGTTATGTTAGGAATCTGAATTATTTATAGAAAACTCAGTTAGACCATTTAGAAAGGGCGGCGGCATATGCAGCCATAGGACCTTCAGCTGAGATAACCTGAGCTTCTGTTACAAGATCTTCAGAAGATGAAGCTTGTGTTCTAGGAAAATAGTTTTCCTTGATCGTCACGATCTTTTCACGATAAGATTCTTCACTAACGAACTCAACACCTTCTGCGAGAGAGGCAAGCTTTTCTCTTTGTGTCTGAGCAAGACCTTCGGAAATTTCTGCAATTGCTCCATTTCTAATATAAGTTCCGAGGGTCGCATTAAGACCAACGTTTGTTTCGATTTGCTCGTTGAGTTTCTCTTCCATTTCATCTAATTTCTCGGACATTTCTCCGAGAACGTCATACTTATCTTCAGGGATATCGACATAATGTTGTTCAAAGAGTCCCTTGAGACCAAGGATAAACTCTTCACTCAATTCACTGCGGAGACCAGTGTCAACCGCAAGTTGATTTTCCTTGACCCATTGTTCTGCAACGTAGTCAAGATGTGATTCAACTCTAGTTTCTACTGACTCTTTGACTTCAGCAACTTCTTGCTGAAGTTTTTCTTCAAAAGTCTTTTGAATTTTTTCTACTTCTTCAACAACCTTCGCTTTAACAGCGGCTTCAAAAATGGTTGCTGCTTTAAATTTAAACTCGTCGGAGAATTCTTCTCCTTGTAGAAGTGCTTCGACATCTTGTGTGACATCGATTGAAATTTCTTCTACTTCTTCGGTCTCTTCCTTGACGCCTGATTGTCCAGGTGCGGAACCATCAATGGTTGGCATTGGATCTGGTGTACCACCAGTCTTGTTAACCACGTTAGAAACTTTCGATGCTTTCGCAGAAACTTTCTTACCTGGTGTTTCTTCAGTACCTGGTGAAGGCTTAGTTAATGGACCACCAAGATCTTCAGCAGAACCAGTCTGACCTGGTACAGTGTTGTCAATCTTTGGCATAGGATCGCCGGCTTTTGCGTTAGCAGTCACCGAAGATTCTTCTAATTCAATATTTTTGTCGGACATGGTTTCTCCTCGAAGAAAATGGTATTTTCTAATAATATTTATGAAATTTTTAAGTTACAGAGAAAGCTTTCAAACATTTTTAACTTTCTTTCTGTCAAGTCATTCCTTGAAGAAGACTCGATATGGTGTTTGGCCTTTTCGAGTGCTGACTGTTGCCAGATTCCATTGTCCCAAACCCACTCTGCTCCTTCCATAATACCCTCAACAAAAGCATCAGGCGCGGAAGGATCTGCTACAATATCTGCAGCAGTAGAGAGCATAAAATCATCTTTAACGATATTAGTATCACCTCTCTTCTCAATGGACCCAAGTCCTCTAGAAGATACACCTAGTTTTACTCCTTCGTCTAACAAATTCTTCGCGATTTTACCCATTGGGGTTTCTAGAAGTTTTGCTTTACCGATAAAGTTTTTTCCTTCGGCACGTAATGATACGATTTTATGTGATACTCGATCTAAATTGATGGTTGGACCATCAGGGTGACCGAGTTCACCCAAGGCCCTACCTCGTTGAATGTAGTTTTCATTATACTTTGACACCTCACGGTCTAGAGTATCGAAAGGATACATTCTACCATTACGATTTCTAATGTCAGATTGGAGAAATACTCCCTCAATAAAATGACTTTTTTTACCGTTAGCATCTTCAGTAACAAACTGAACGTCTACAATTTCTTCGGAGATAAGTTTCATTGTTCTGGTGTTTCCTCGGTTTCTTGTTTTTCAGGTTCTTCACTATTAGCAGAAGCCTCAGGAGTTTCATCTGCAATGTTAGTTTCTGTGTCCTGCGTATTTGTAGCATCAGGATCAAAAAACTGTTTCGCAATTTCTACTTTGCGAGTCTGCAATTGTTCAGAACTTTTTCCGTAAAGAGCATCATAAATTTTTTCATTGGCATTAAAATTATCTTTGCTTAGAATAGCATCAACAATTTCTTTTGATACAGTAGTCATAATAATACTTAACCTACTCTTTTATTTATCAAATGTTTCCTTTATTATAATCAGAAGATGATATTGCTGCAGCAAAAGCACTGTCTAAGTCACTTCCGCCGGCACCATTTTCCGCACCACCTTCTGATGGAGGAAGTTGACCACCCATCTCATCACCCATCATTGCCATAGGATCCTGAATAATTCCGAGTGATTTTTCTTTCTCTATTTGAATATCCATCTCTTCAATTTCTTCATCAGTAAAGTGAAGAACTTGCTTACGAACATAATCAGCAGAAAAATATTTTCCAAGATAAGGTTCCATCAAACCAACAGTATTTAATCTTTCTGTTAAAAGTTCATTATCTTTTAGTTCTGTAAAATGATTATCAAAAATAAAATCATATTGAATATTTTCTTTCAAATCTTCCCAATCCTCTAGGGTCATAATACCCTTAAGAACTAGTTGAGTTTTTAGAAGATCATGAAAGAGTTCTGAGAACTTTTTGCGGAGACGACCAACAAATTTAGCAAACTTAAGTTCGTCTCTTGTAATCTCATTTGATCTTCCAATAGTGAAAGACGATTCTTGTTCGAGTCTTGAAAGAGGAATATTCAAAGACTTATAAAGTTTTTTCTGAAAATACTTAACGTCTTCTAGTTCACCTAAATTCTGTCCACCAGGTAGTGTAGTAATCTCAGTACCACGACCACCTTCGCGACGAGGCAACCAAAAATCCTCAAGCATACTCATGTGCTTACGATCATCACGAACTTCACCAGTATTTGAATCGTATACCAACTTATTACGATAACGGTTCATAACCTCTTTTAGGTATTGTTCCGCTTTCATCTTAGGTAGATTTCCAACATCAATATAGAAAATACGACGTTCTGGAGCACGCGACAATCTATAGATAACGAGACTATCCTCAATCATACGGAGTTGATTGACAGATTTAATTGCTTTGTGTAGGAATGATAAAACAGTGTTCCTGTTATGATCCATCAAACCAGAACTTACAGCACATATCGCATCATCAGCAATCTTTAGTCCTTTTGCTTGAGTTGCTTTATATCCATGGGGAAAGTACATATAATATTCAAGTACTTCACCATAATCAAATTTTTCTCCTGCAGGTCCTCTTTCTACATCTGCAAGAGTTTCTTTTTTCTTTACAACTTCTCTTACTTTTTTAATTTTTAGTGCATCAATATATCTTAATTCTTTGATTCCTTCTTTAGGATTTTCAAAGTCAATCATTTTATGATAGTGCATTCTACCATCAATATACCATCGACGGAAAATGTTATGACACTTCTTATCAAAATCCAATAACTTAAGAATAAGTTTAAATTCTTCTCTAATCTGTTTCTTGATTTTATCACCAACTTCTAGGTTAGACAGCTCAATATTTACAGGAGCAAAATCTAGGTCACTACTAATAGATTCATTGATGATGTCATCAATAGCACTATCGCACTCTGGGTGAAGAGCAATTTCTCTGTACTTTTTAATTAACTCAAAATCATTATTATTTTTGGGGATACCATCAAGGTCTACATACTGACCAAAGTAGGCACCAGCCGCAACTGTGGAGGTGCCTTCATCATTATTTGGAGGAGCGGGTGAATAAAGTTTTTCTTTCTTCTTGCGCTCCTCAATTGAGAACCCAAATAACTGAGTCATAGTATAAAGTCTAATCTTTCTCTATTATTTATCAAACCCCAGTATCGAGGCTTGCCTTAGAGACTTCATAGTAGTTATACTGGAATTCTACTGTGAATTCTTCAATCTGATCATTCGACTCATAAGAGAGATCGATTGCAGAAAGTGAAGAAGGCCAAGCATCGTAGAATTTATATCCGCGAATAACTTCCATTCCATCACGACCCTGAGAATTCATTGACTGAGGGGTTTTATTTGGTTTCTGTTGGTCTCTACCTAGTTGGAAGACTTCAAGGTCAACACAATAACCAGGATTATCATCACCGTAACCAAGTTGTGATACGTTTTCAGTTAGTGCATTAATACCTCTAGACCAGGTTTCAAATGCTTTGCGGATACCGAATTGACCGTCATTTACAACGGTAACAGACCATGGTTCAAATGTTCTGTCTCCAGCAACCTTAAGCATTCTACCTCTGAAAGGAACATCGATTGTTCCGATCGTTGATGCAGGTAATTGAGCAGTCTTCACAAGGAATTCTGCTCTTTCGGTAATAACGTTTGATGAATCTACTGATTCAATATCAGTGATCGTATTTAGCGTTGTTGGGAAGTTTAGACGAACCAAGAACAGATTGGGTCTTGCGCCGCCATTGATGAGTTTAGTCTTAAACTCCGAAATACCTCTTGCCATTTTTCTTTATCTCCTAGTGTAATTTAGCGAAAGAGAACGAATTAGTTTGTAAGTTCGTTGAACGAAACACCAGTTCTAGTGGCGACAAACGTGATAGTAATATAGTTAATTGTACGAGCTGGTTTGATGAAGATTTCAGCAACTAACTCATTTCTGTCAATAACATCTGGAGTGTTGTTTGTACTATCACAAACAACTAGGAAATCATAGATACCTCTTCTACCTTGTACACCTCTTAAATAAGGTTCGATAGCAGATCTGAATCCAGATCTTGTAAGTTCATCATTGATCTCAAATAGTTGATACTTAGAGAAGTTTGCAATATTCTTCTCAAGTTCAATAAAGAGACGACGAACATTGATTCTATCAAATGCAGAGGGCGATGCAAGACCAGTTTTGTCTCCAAAGAGAACTATACCTTGACCAGGGAATGAAACAATTGGATTGATTCTGTCTGTGTAAAGTCTATCTCTTTCTGCTTGTTTTGGACTGTAAGCAAGTTTAGTTGCATTACGGATCTGTCCTCTATTATATCCAGCAGGTGAGAACCAAGTTTCTGAATTGTTGGTTGTAGAAACACAAAGACCAGCAACGTCTGCAGCACAAGGCACGTAACGATAAACATCATTGTACTTATCGTAGATATACTTATATCCAGAGTCAAACATAGCATAGGATGTACTTGGTAACGTTCTGAAGAACGCGATGATGTCATCAGTCTTTTTAGATGTGGTGTTGGAGTTAACAACATCAGATTTTTCTGGTGAAGCAACAACCACACAATCTCTTCTCTTTTCTGCGATTGCAATCAATCTAGCAACTATTGTAGTTGAGATATGACCAGGAACCAAGAAATCAACATCACCAAATAGTTCTGGATCCTCTACTAAATCATAACCAGAAACTAGACCGGCTCTAACTGATGCAATAGCAGCAGAGTCTACATAACTATAATCATCACCATCTGCGAGTGAAAGAGTACCAACTGAATCATCAGTTGTTCCAGTACCGGAACCAGTACCATCAAAATCGAATAACTTAAATGTAGCACTTTGAAGAGCTGCACCAATTTCTGCCGCAGTACCAACCTGACCAGCTAATGCAAGTTGTTCGCCAGAAGTAATAAATATACTATCTCCAGGATAAATATATTCTGACTGATCTTTAACTACTGTTTTGTAGTATGTAGTAGATCCTTCTGCACTTTTTGCATCAGATGCTTTAGAAACAAATGTCAATGTTTCTAGTACACTACCAGGAGTACCAGAAACAGTACCATTAACATCTACAACAGCAATATGAAATTCATCATACTTAGCACCTTTTGTAACTGCAGAAGCAGATGTTCCTGGTTGTGGTGCGATAGAAGACCATTTTCTATTTGTTCCATACTCTAGTGTACCGTATACATCATCGGATACAAGAGCAGATACCGTTGCAAGAGCAGCGTTACTTGCATCAACTAATGATTCATTACCAGTTAGTCTTTTAGTGGTATCCCATAGAGTTACTTGAATAGTATCTACGTCTACTACTTTGTAAACGTTACCTTTATAAGTTTTACTACCAGATACCCACTGGAAATAAGTTCCTGCTGTTAAACCATGACCGGTTGCAGTTACTTGTTGATCAGCGCCATGGTCAACGACAACAACCTTAACGGCATTGTTAAATGATCCAGCAGTTCTTGCTGCCCAAGTATAATCCTTGGTTGTAGTTGAATCGAAATCGTCCTTGTTCTTAATTACCAGACTAGTGGAAGAAGTTCCATCTAGTTTGATATTAGCATTGTTAAGACCAAGATCTGTAGCGCCAGTAGGTCTAATTACAGCAACGACTGCACCATATTGAATTAGGGTTGCAGCTGCAAACCATGACTCGTAATTATAGTTATTTGGTTTACCAAAAATTTCTACAAGTTCTCTTTCACTAGAAACGTAAGTTACTTGATCCGTAGGACCACGTTCTGCGTCGATAGCAACAACACCAATATTTTGATCAGCTACTTGAACGGTAGCTGTAAAATCTATTTCCTTAATGAGTACTCCAGGTGAAGCTAATGTCATTTTCTATACCTCTATGAGATTTTTTTCTCAAAACTATTTATTTATATCGATTCTTTGGTGGGGAAACAATGCATGAACATGCTACTAGTCTAGACTACCAGTCTGGATATACATCTTTTATTCTTGGAACTGACCAATATGGTATGTCTGGGTTATCCTTTCTAGTTTTAGTTACTCTTTTCTTTGTACACTCCTTACACTCATAAGAATACGATGATGGTATATCACCTCTATCTTTTCGTGTAAGATAAAAACCATCCATTAGGTCCTTTACTTTATTACAAGTTCTACATCTTCTTTGTTGAAATAATAAATGTTCCAGGGAAATTTCTTCATCTAAATCCATCACTTATACTCCCACATATAAGACATGTCTCCATACTCACTTGCTCTATTCCAAGTATCACCCTGTTCATCTACAAAACTATCTTCTTCGTTACCGTTTAATATAAAACCAAATGGTGCCATATCTTCTTCAATAGATTCTCTTTGATCTTCAAAAATTCTTTTTCTAACATCATCAGAAGTAAGTTCTCTAAAATACTCTTGCACAGACAACCATGCGAAAATAACAAGACACATAGCAAGGTCATCATTACATCCCTCTTCTGCTTCAAATGATTGTTTCTTTTGAATAAAAGTTGTCATCTCAGCAATAATTTCATAATCACTAATCAATAATTTATCATCTTCAATAAGTGCTTTTAAGTTTGAACATCCAGTTTTTTTGACTGTGGAAGTCATCTTAATACCTAACTGTGATTTATGAGAGAACCCTTGACCAACAATCTGTCCAGCTCTTCCTCTCATTGCACACATAAGAAGATTATCATATTCAAGATCAAATTGCATGATGTCTGCAACCTGTCCACCAATGTCATTTACTTCACATAAAACAAATGCATGATTATAACTCATCGCAACTGGATGTATGATATTGGGAAATAACAGTGGTTTTATATTATTGTTTTTATATTTTGCAACTACTTTATATGGAATAGTTGTAATATCTACTACTACAAATGCTGAATAGTCATTACTGACACCTCTAGACACATCAACTGTCATTACATATTCATGTTCTGGAATGGGTAACTCATATACATCTAAACCATTTTTTCTTTCTAATGGATCTTCATACACCATCATCCTTAATTTAGATGCGGCAATCAATGTATCAACAGATCCCAAGAACTCACACTCAAATTCTTGTGTAAACTGACGTTGCGATGTGTTAGCAATCGTCTGCTCCTTCCACACAGCGTCTCTACCGGGTACTTGAGACCAATGTACTTCTGTAGTTGTATATTCGTTCTTACCCCTCTCAGCGTCATGCCAGAGTTTATAGAACATGTTCATCCCATTTGGAGTAGAGATGATAATAACTTTGGTAGACTTACCAGAAGAGATAGTAGGATATACAGAACTAAAAAATTGTTCTGCAATATGATTTGGAACGAACGCAAATTCGTCCAGGAAAATAATATTAAATGACATACCTCGAACAGCAGAACTAGAGGTTGATGCTGCAAGAATCTTAGATCCGTTCTCTAGTTCTACATTACCCTTGTTCCACGCAAGGATACCATGTTGCATCCATCGCGGTAGATTCTCGTATGCTAATTGCAAACGAGATAATAGTTCTCTTGAAGTTGATGCTTTGTTAGCAAGAATACCAATATTTACATTGTCATTAAATATGATATAATGAAGCAAGTAAGAAACAACAGTAGTAGACTTACCAGTCTGCCTGGGTAATTTTGCAATGTTAAATCTATTCTTATGAAAACAACGTACCATTTCCTCTTGGAAATCGTACATACTAAATGGCACCAGACCTTCGTCTAGTGAAACAATTTTAATATAGTTTCTAGCAAAATATACCGGATCTCCTTTACATTTAATAAACTCCTGAACCTGGTCAGGAGTAAACTCTATTGGAGTGTTTGCTTTTTTTAAATTGGGATTACCAAGATATACGCTATCAGTCACACATCATACTACAACTATTATTATTTAGAGATCACTAAATTTATCTCTTAATTCTTCCATATTTTTTTTCTTTTCTGAAAATACCCCATCAATGAAACCAGAACGGTACTCCCATGTTTGTCCACCGTCTTTACCTTTCATTGGATTGATACATTGATCATTACCAAGTTTATTACAAACTAAACCAGCTAGATCCATCTCACTTGAAGTGCCAATATTCCCAGTTCCTCTCCAAACATGCTGACCATTAATCCAGGTAGCGCCACATTTTTCACATTCCTTCCTTTGTAATTTAAGGTCGGATACTTGTTTATCGTTTTCCATTAAAGTTCCTATGGTAAATGGTATAATGTATTATACCAAACTATTTAACATAGTCAGTATTTTTTAATACTTACGTTAGATTATGCAGACACAACGTTATTGTCTTTATCTCGCCTTTGATATGCTGAGGGGGTTCTAGTGGTGTTGTTAGAATTTCTTGCTTGGTATGTACCAGGTGTTCTAGTAGTGTTGTTAGATTTTCTTGCTTGATAATTGCCGTTAAAATCTTTCCACTGTCTTTGAGTCCAACCTTCATTCCCATCAAAGTGTGTGACAGTTGTTGATGTTGGTTGTGGATCGTCAGCAGTATTATCTTTGTCGTTTCTTACATAGTTTGTGTTAGCCATATCAGCAATTCCAAGCTCTTAGTGATTTGTTGATTCTGCTATCTGGATCAGATGCAGTTTTCTTTGAAGTTAATTTCTTCTTCATACCTTTCATTCTAGCACAAAAGGATGACCTACGGGGATTTCCAACCTTCTTGCTTGGTGCTTTAAGGTCAGATCCTGGATTTTCCTTTTCATATGATTTTCTTCCTTTTTCATTGAGACCGCCGGACTTGTTTTTCCCTGACTTTTTTGTCCATGCTGCCCCTTCTGAGTATTGGGCATTTTCTTGTTTAGCAGTCCTCGCCGCTTTCTGAAAAGCATCCTTAGCGGGGTAGTCCTTACTACCTGACTTCGCTGGTGCTTCTCCTCTCTTTCGCTTA